CATCAAAAAACTTTTCCATTTCCGTGCGCTGATCAAACAAGCCACTCGACAAGTAAGTGAACTCGTCGTCGAGAGCGCTTACAAGCGCGTCAGCTTTCTCCATGTAAGCCGTCTGCGCGGTGATTATGAGGTCATCGTAAAAAGCGTTAGAAGCAGCGAGCTGATCCTGATAAGATTGCTCTACACTTTTAACTTGCTCTTCATAGTCAGCTTGTATCTTCTGAGTTAAACGGTCGATTTCTTCTTGGCTCATTTCGCAGCTTGCTTTAGTTTCGCCCGCAAAGTCCTGCATGGCTGCTATAACAATGTCAATGGACTCTTTGCTGTAGCCCATTGCAGCCATAGCGTTAATTACGTTGTCAATGGGCGCGTTCATGTCAATCATGTGTTGAGCGAGATTTTGAAGCGCCTCGCTCGATTGGTCTAACGGAGCAATTATATTCTTTAATTGTTCTCCGAGATAGACGCCTATGGCTCCACCGAACATCATGCTGCTGTCGTAAAGAACGCGCTGGACTCCGTCAACTTCCACGCCTTTTGATTTGTAATCATCCATTTTCTGATTCGCTAAATAGACGCTGCCTCCTACAGCCGTAAACGCAAGCCCAAGAAGACCTAAAGTTGAAGCGAGACTTGAGCTTGTCGTCGCGGCGCCCGTTCCAGCGGCTGAAGAAGCAACTAAACTTTCATTGTAAGCGTATTGCTTCGTGGTTGCAATACCAAGAGAATCTTTCAACATGTCATAAATTTTATGCAGGTTCGTAACCATCGTTATCGCGATTGGAATAACGGACAACACACTTTGCACTATCGCCTCGTTCAAGTTGCCCTGCATCATCTCCGCACGTTCAACTGCAACGCCGTAACGTTCTTGAGCAATCTTCAAATCAGCCGCTGCTGCTATGGCTTCCTTACTGTCGGGAGGATACTTTTCAAGGACGGTGTTATATCGTCGCTGCGCGTCTTCCACACTGTTCAATGTCGTTTTAACCTGCAAGTTAGCACGGTCAACAGCCACGGTCATGTCGGCTACGCGATCGTAAGCGTTATAAAGCGCGAACGCAGATGTGGCGACCCCTGAGAAGGCCGTGACAGCGCCCGTGAAGCTAAGGTTAGTTGCCTTCTGCTGTTCCTCAACCTGGCGGCTTGCAGACTTTATCGTGTTAAAGCTGCCTTCCGCATTGGTTGCTACCTGTCTAATCGTAGCGGATGCTTCATCGGCTGCCGTTATGCGAATGCTTACTTGGCTGCTCAACTTATACCTCCCATTTTCTTTCGATACCAGTTACTGAAGGTTACGAGAAAGTTCACTTGCGCCGGAGTTAGCTCCGCTATTTCGCCTAGTGTGTAACCGTACTCTCTGGCGATTATGCCCACGGCCTGTAAATTAGGGGACGCGTCTATGTCGGCTTCTGTAAAAAACCTGAGATGTGCTTGTTCAGGAGTTGGCTGAGTCGCGCAACCTTCTCGAAAGGCATCGCTTCAAACTGCTCAAACGTCAAGTTCGGATAGGCTTTCTGAAGCATAAGATGAATCATATGATACGACCTGTCGTTTACGTCATCAAATTTGCTGATTGACCTCAATTCCTTCAGCGTTAATGCACCAAAGCGGACTTTCCCCAATATTGAGTCATTCAACTCGCGGATTATCGCGGCTTCTGCCACAACCTCTGCTGGGTCGAAATCCGTGATTATCTTCGGTTTTGCGTCTTCGCTGGTTATGCTTGCGTAGAGCTTTTCCAAGTCAGGAGCCTTCTTGTCTTTAGCGTTCTTGCTCATTGTTCGTCACCGGCGAAAGGAGAGACTATGTGTACGCGCCTATTGTGAGGCCTGCGCCTTCTCCGCTGACATTGCTAAGCACTATAGCATCCTGCTTTACCTGTAGATCCCACTTGCTTAGAACCACGCCTGTCACGGTAAACTTGGGCTTACCAGTGGTGCTTCCCTGCGGACCGATAATTATCTCCACAGGCGCATTAGCCAGTATTGCTTCTGCGTAAGTTTCGTCAATGAACATAACTGCAATGTCAACCGTGAAAGACTTGTTTCCAGCTTTCACAGCTGAGGGCAAATCACTATTCAGCGCATAGTCCTTTATTATGGCACCAGCAATACTCAAAGTTACGCCTTTGCAGTAGCCGACAACAACTCCAGCCAGCTTTACTTCAGCTATTCTCCCTATGTCTGGCGTAGACATTTTCTTTTTTATTCCTCCATTTTTGTTTTATTGTCACGAGTTGTGACTTTGAAAGACCGTGAAGATAGTAAGTGAGGACATCGGGAACAAACTCCTCCCGAAACTCGCCCACAAACCGGTCTGATAAACCATGAGGCGAAACCGTCCACTGTACAGTGCATAAACGCTTAATCTCGCTTGGCGAGACCTCAGCCAAATAGCGCTCGTACTCTTCCCGACACAATACTACGAGCAACCCAAGCCACTCACGGTAGTACATGTCGTCATCAGCGGCGCGCGTAATCAGCTTCTGGCTTACTCGTAGTAAACGCAGAAAGTTCCCGTCTGAGACGCGGCCATCGTCCTCGCGGAAAACGCCCTGAGCCACCTCAAGCTGATACGCCCGAAGCATGCGCCGGTGTACACGCTGGTATATACGAGTCTGAGGCCACACAGGCTCTACGTCAGGCAAAACGCGGTCTAGGACCCGTAGCGGCACGTTAATCAGGGCCTTCAAAAATCGGAGTCTCAAGTCATGGTGCATAGAACATTTTCGCCTCAAAACGGATTATTCCACCAAAAAGCAGTTTATCCTCAAACCGGATCTCTCCAGGAACAAAACTCGTGGGAATACAATCCAACACTGTTCCGGCAAGCCTCCGATCGGCTAGAATCGCGTCGACCACGTCGGCCATAACCGTAATAATATCAGTGAACCAATCCGCGGGAGCGTAATCCCGAATAACTAGGATAACGCTGAAGCCCACTCGGACCTCCAGGTCCTCCCCGATGTCCGCTTGGCTAAAAACGGAGAGCTCCGCGTTGATGACAGCTTTAGGCAAGTTGCCGAGCGTGAACTGCTCGCCCAACAGCACCGTCTTAATCGACGATTTCGTTTCTATGGCGTCTTTAACCGCGTCGAAAACTGCAAAATACGGAGAGTAAAAGCCCATATTACGTCAACTCTTCCCACAGCGTTTCAAAAATCTGTTTAGCCTTATCCAGTGTCTCCGCGGCTGCTCGCTGCATGTACGGATTAGGCAAAGTACCAGGATGATGAACAAGCATCGTAAAAACTAACCTGCCTTGGCTAACGAAGGCTAAGCAACTGGCCCGCACAGGCTTAATCGTGTGAGGCCTAGTGCCCAACTGCACAAAAATGTCATAAGGCGCCAAAGCGCGAATCCTAGCTTCCCCAACAGAGACCTCTTTGACTATGGACCCCGCGAGAGCTCCCGTCCTCCAGGGCGCCTGAAAGAATGCTGCAGCATAAGCTACATCTGCCAGTCGCTCAACAAGTTTATTTTTTATCTCATCAGCCATTTTGTCGGCTAAAACCTGAATGTCCAAGCCGCTTCTGGTGACCTCGCAGGTGAAGCTCATTGGTCCGACACCGCCCTGAACGGGACCTCCGCGTTGGCCTCAATATACTCGGATAGAAACTTGTTGGCTTCTTCCCAGAACGGCGCGGCCTCCACTGGAGCTCGGCGGTGCCTGAAAAGCCACGCTGCAAAATGTGCGCTCGCGTCAAGGATGCTTTGCGGCACAGACTCCGGCACGGCCAAATCATACTTTAGAAGTTCACTGTCGATTATCGCGTCGGCGCTGACTATGCACGCCTCAAGCTCCAGATCAAATGACAAATCGTCAAGGGCTAAGCTTAGAATTGGCTTAACGTCGTCGACTGAACAGTAGCTCACTGGACTAAGTCTCCTATTGATTTAAGAGGGCTTTTGCCTTCGCAATTATCTTTTCAAATTCTTCCTCAGTGACCTTGTCGTCTTCGTCAGCTTCGATTATGGTTGCCAGCAACTCCTGAAGCTGCTTCAATTTGGCTTTGACCTTCTGATATGTAGCGCCGAACAATAAAGAAACGATGGCTAAGAGCGAGCCTGCCAAGACGCTGATGCTCGTAGTATCCAAAGTCAAATCACGCTTAAAACTCAGAAACACTAATGATTTAAGGCTAATTGCATAAAATGCACTAAAGTAGAACGTTATGCACTAAAATAAATAAAATGCAACGTTATTTCTGAGCCGCCTTGAAGGCCTTAACGCCCTTACGCAGAATCATCTCAATAGTGTTGCTCCAGTCGGGCTCACTGCGATCCTCATTTTTGGCTTGTTTACATTCTTCCTCATGGATCCGTTCAAGGTCCTCACACAATTCGCGGTCCACAGTCGCCACTATCCGGATCTTTGTCCTAGGCGGAACTTCAAACTCGCTTTTATGATTCTTATTCATAGGCTCAGAACCGCAAACGCGAACTTCATCGTCTTCTGCAATCCAGCCTCAACAGCAATTACGCTGATGAACCACCAGCCTTTCGGAGCATCCTCAGGCAACGTGTAGTTAAACTCGTACTTTCCATCCGCCACTTTAACCAAGTCAGGAGTGGCCACCTTAACTTTGCTCGGGTTATAAACTTCCGCTGTTGTGTTGTCAGGGTCAAAAAGGACGCCGTCCTTATTTTTGAAGTAGTAGTAGCGGCTCACGGTGTCTCCGGGAAAGTATGGTTTATTACTGCTCAAGCTTCTTTCACCTCTTCCTCAACGTTTACATGATATATGGTTTGTTGCGAAATATCAATTTTATGAAAGGTTTCACCTGAGATGGAAAAACCTTTCATAACTACAAAACCGTCTGCCGCTGAAACTGAATCCAAAAATCCTTTTTCAATTAAGAACTCCGTGAATTTTTCGAATATGTCAGCGACAGATGCAGAGTCGAAGAATTGGACAACGCGGAAAAGCATTTCAAACTTGTCTAGAGCGGAAACAGAATCGGAGAACATGAGCGCTTTGAACGGAATAGCGAACGTTTCTGTCCCGACTGCTTGATCCGCAAAATACTTCTCGATAAATTCGCTTATTATCTCCTTAAGAAACATGTCTGATCCTGCGGCCTCATCCTGAAATGCCACACTGAGAAAAGTTATGAATTTACTGAAAGCATCAACCGCAGACGCTTGATCAGAAAAGCCCATAGTACGAAACACGTTCAAAAACACATCTATTCCGACTGCAGCGTCAGCGAAGCTTAAAGCGCGAAAAGGATTAGAAAATGCGTCTGCGCCAACTGCTACGTCTTGAAATACCACATTTAGAAAAGTTATAATCTTGCTGAACATGTCTGCGCCATGTCCCGAATCTGAAAAGCCCATAGCTCGATATGGCGTAGCAAAAGCATCTATACCTGAAGCGACTTCAGAGAAAACCATCGCTTTAAACAGAATAGAAAAAGCGTCTGTTCCAACTGCAGAATCTTGAAAAACCGCGTTGAGAAACGTGACAACTTTACTAAAAGCGTCTGATCCAACCGCGCTGTCATTAAAGGTTTTCTGAAGGAAAAGATTGAAAGCGTCAGTGCCTACGCCTGCATCTGCGAAGCCTAAAGCTTTGAATGGAATAGCGAAGCCTTCAGTTCCATGTCCTGTCTCCGCGAATCCCATAGCGCGGTAAGGGTTAAGAAAAGCGTCTGACCCGCCTCCAACGTCTGAAAAATTTTTGACTTCAGGCGCTGCTAACAAATTAACGCCTTGCATGACCCAGTACAGCGTTCTACCCGCGCATGTTCCTGTGGCTTGATTTGTCCGTGGACTCGAAGTTGTAAAGTAATCTTCTTCTTGGGAACTGATAGCACGCGCTGATGATCCTCCTGCTTGATCTTGCTCTTGTCGTTCTGTCTCTGAAGCGGCTGGAGCTATTGTGATCGTGTAAGTTCCTGTTGAGCCATCACTTACGGAAACTCCCGTTACTGCTATTCTCATGTTGCTAGACGTTATCTGGACGGACGCTGTGATGGGAGACGCGCCTGAACCTGTTGCATAGTTTGTTCCGTCATAATAAGGCGCGGAATCTGAAACACCCGTGTAAACAGACATCGTCCAAGCATGGCGTGCAGTACCAGAAAGCGTTAAGGTTGGAGTAACGCTTCCTAAAGTGCTTGCTGCCTTGTAATAGTAAAGGTAACTTCGGTTATAAGAACCGTTGTCTCTGGGTCCGTCAAGTAGAGTAGCGTTATTTCCTGCTCCGAGCGTAAAACTTGAAACAGTTCTCGACGTGCTTCCGACAGCAATATGAATTAAGACAAAGTCGCCTGCGTTAATCTGTGTTGCTGCACCGCTACTGCTGCTTCCTGTTCCTTTACTTCCTGTTCCACGAACATAAGCAATAGCCAATTTTCATCGCTTCGTTTACGTCCACGTTATTGTTCCTGTTACTCTCCACGTCTGTCCCGCTGGCTTCGTTCCTAAACTTGTGTTCTGTCTCTGCAAGTTCACGCCTGTATCGTCAGTGTTGTTAGTTATACTTTCTTCGTTCCACGCAAATTCTGCTTCACCGCTTACAAAATCGCTCTGAAAAACCAGGTCATGATCGCCTGACTTCTGCGGATAAGTCGCGTTCATTCCTTTGTAGAGTTTAGATGCTCCGATCAGTCCAGTTTGTGTGTCTGCCGGCGCAGTAGCGTCATTACCTACGCCGATCTTAGCATTAGTGTTATCCCACTTGTTCGTGGAGCTTCCAACGCCCGCAATATGGTAGAAAATACCTGTCCAGCCTTCATGTAGTATGCAGTTATGCGGTTTGCCATGTACAACTTCATAGGGCGTTAATCCTTTTTCCGTGATCTCCCTACTATCCTTCGCAGCAAACTTTTCAACCGACCACTGAATTACGCATGTTGCCTTATCTTTTACACCTGCTTGTCTTCGAACAGCTAAGAAGCGTTGAATAGCATCAAGAAATTTAGCGAATAGCAATCTTGCGTCCGCCTTAGATTTTTCGTCTATGCTCATCTACTCACCTCCCCTCCATTCAAGTTTATCATTAACCAAAGTGACTGCAAATCACTCATCAATCAACCTTCCTAAAGCCTTCAACCACAATTTCCCAGGGCTCGCTCTGCGAGTAATCCCACTTCACAGCCCAATCCCAATCTATATAGCCAGATAGTGTTTTCCGAAACCAATCAACACTAAAATCATGCAGGTGTAAAGGCTTGGTTTCATTACGGCAACTCAAAAACTCGCCATTCGGACAGCGGACCTCAATCTGCTCAGCTGAAACCCGCGTCAACTCACCCAAAAACAACTTGGGATCCGCCAAATGCTCAATCAAATGCCAACTATAACTTCTTTTAACCGCTCCATCCTTGAAAGGCAGATGACACGCATCTGCCCGAACAAAATTCTCCATCCCACGCACATCCAAGCGCACATCATCATTCACTCGCTGATCCACACACCGATGCGCCGAAGCCTCAACAAACAAGTCAACATTTATGTCACCCCGAGGTCTATGGCCACACCCAATATCCAACAACTTAGGCTTAAATGGCTCAAGAGGCCACTCGGGCAAATGACCACACAAAACGCGGCCATCTACTTTCGCAACAAAACCCGCATTCTGCGCGTCAAACATGAACAGGATGTCCTCGCCGACACCACGTACATAACGGAAGCGGATTCCAGCCTCAAGAACCCGCCTTGCGATAAGCGTGCAGCTCATCCCAGCAAAAACCCAACCCGAAAGGACCATACCCTCAACCGCATTGCGCGGCAAATACCAAACCTTCATCCGCTCATCTAAGAAACCGCAGATTAAAGACTCCCGATCGTTATGGCGAGGCACTACGCCTTGTGCCACATCAACATTCAAAGACATTAACTTCTCAAAAGCATCCACAGGCACCTCAACATCTGCCTGAACAAGCCACAAATGCGAAAAATCACCCTCCAATACTCGTAGTACAAGCTGATTCTGCGCCTCAACAACACCGGGCAAATCCTTCGCCTGAGTCGGTGGCGTAACAAAAACCTCATGATCCACACTCACCAAAGCCGCCTCCGCACAGCGCAGAACATCCTCTCGGTAAACGCGAAAACGGTCACGCTCGCCTAAGCTAGGAATCCCAACCAGGACCCTTACTTTGCCTTCCTTGACTTTTTTGGTTCCTTCGAAGACCCTAAAGGGACCGCAACAAGCTCAGTAGGCGCCTCAACCTTCGCAGCTGGAACCACAGGCTTCAGTGTAGGCTCAACACGCTCAAGCCACGTTTCACCATCATAACTTGCTGGGAGATCCACAATCTCGCCTGGCTTATGCTGCACGCCCGCTGAATCGGTGAACCCATCCACTTTTGGCAATATCTTAAACTTCAGCCTTCCACACCTCCATTTTTATCGTTTACTACGAGTATATTACCTAAATAAAAGGGGAATAGTGGGGACAGGGCTAACTTGGCGCCGCTTAAGTTAACGCTGTAATCTCGCAAATTGAAGTGGGTCGTTTAATGCGCGGCGCCACGACCTCGTGGACCTTGCACTGCAAATTCATGTCCTCGTCCTGCTTCGTGAACACGGAAAGGTCTCTGCCAATTACCATCTCAAAGTTTTCCTGCGAAGGCTCAACAACTAATGCGTTGTTAACTCCGCCAGCGCTGCTATACAGGTTATCGCTCACATAGATTCCAGCCTTCACTAGCTCAGCAACTTTCTCTAGCAGAAACGTCGAAGTATTCGAAATCAACGTTCTTAATTGCTGATTCCAAGCGCTCCGTAGAATTAACGCATATGGGCCTTGATGCCCATCAGTCTCCAACTCAGCGATAGCGTTAGCAACGTACGTTATGGCGTTTGCGCTCCAATCTCCGCCTGCAGTAGTGTTGCGTCCAGTCGCAGTTGCCAAGCCTTCAATGCCGAGAGCTCTCCAGCCAGTGTACTCGCCACTGAGAAGAAGCTTATCTTCCTCTTCAGCGCATTGACGAGCAGCGTTCTCAGCATCCTGACTATCCAGAGGCAAACCAGCGTTGCGGCTAGCTTCCAAGTCACGCCAGTTAATCGTAAACTCCTTGTGAATCACGGGAACAGTAATGTTGTACGCGGTTTTTATGCTACGGTCCTTGTTCTTGCCCTGCCCGTAAAGGCTTATCCTCGCCTGGCTCATGTCCGTCCGCTTGTAACCGCGAACCGTGATGAACCCTGCATGCGGCAAAGTGAACACTGGAAACAGTCGACGCCCAACGAGAACCGGACGCACAGCATCGACAACTCTGCTGTCAATGTAGAGTACCTCTTCGTCAGTCAACTGCGCAGTATCCATTCCAACACGTCTTAAAGGTTGCATAGTTTATCAGCTCGCAGCAGCAGGCTCAGCACTAGGCTTCCAATGCACCAGGATCTCAGCGTCAACCGTGACGTTGCTGGATTCCCATGCGTAAGCAACTACTTGCCCTTGCGCACCCATGGCGCCGACAGCTTGCTTGGCTAACTTGCCGTCAGCGGCCGTAACCAACGGGTCCCCACGAGTAACGTTCTCGCTCGCTAACAGCGTAAGCACTGCAAGGCACTCGCCGATTACGATTGGAACCTGATCGCCAACAGCTGGCTGAGTAGTCTTTGTGCCAGTAGCTTTTACTTCCGTGAAGCCCACAACGTTATCAGCTTCAGCACCCGCTTCTTTCACTGTCTGATCTGCATCATCAAAAATGACAACGCGTCCCGGAACCATTTTAGCGACAGTAGCGTTAGCCCCAACTTCCATTTCAACCGTCAAGGGATCGCCGTAAGCGACCACTTGATTTGTCGGTTTAACAACAGCCTGAGGCATTAGCTATTCGCCTTCCGCTTTTGAGCAGTACTAAAGCTCAAATCGCCAACCGTGAGGCCCTTCTCACGGTCACTCAGGTCTACAGCCTGCACGCCAAAACGAATACTATTCACTTTGGGAGGCATAGCCTGATCTAGCGTAGCCCTGATATTCTTCAGATCCTCAACGCTTTTGCCCACGAGATCATCAATTTTGAACGAACTTCTAGGCAAAATCTCGCTGATCAACCGCCCTTTCTCCTGGCTCTCAAGCACTTTATTCGCTTCGTCCAGTTGCTTCGTCAAATCCGAAATCAACGCGTCTTTTTCGCCTACAAGTTTACGCAGGCCCTCTATCTCCGCATAAGCCTGGTCCATACTCATCTTCGCAGTCTTATTCTTGGCACCTTCAGCGCCCGCACCAGCGGAGCCTCCAGTACCAGAACCCGACCCACCTTCTTTGTCATCTGTCATTTCGTTTTCCTGCTCTTGTTTTCCGCTAGTTTAACCTCCCGTCGTGAGAGGAGCACCATCATCTCGATGCCATTCTGCAACACTTTGTTCGGCCCATTTAGGGCGTGTTACCGTGAACTGAGAAGCTTACGAGACTTCTCAAGCACCTTAACAGGATCGAGTGTATTACTCGTAGTAACCGCAGAATCACCCGAACCAACTTCAGCCTTAACCTTAGCCTGTCGAAAAGCTTCAATTTCTCCGTTGATGTTCTCCATCTGATTCCAAAGCTCTTTGTACTTTGGATCATTGCTTACGCTCGGCGATTCAGCCCATAAAGCATTAATTTCCCGTTGCAGGTCCTCTTGCATACTGGCGATCTTGTTCTGCAGCTTCAAATCCTGCTTCCGATACTTCGCGTAAACTTCATTAAGCTGTTTTTGCACATCATCCCGTTGCTGTTGCAACTCAGCGATTTTCGCGTCAATTTCCTCAGGCGACATAGCATCCGAACCTTGGGATGTACTCGGTAAAGCAGAATCCTTGTGCTCTTTCACCCAGGCCTGCGCCTTCTCCATCGTCCAATCCTTCGACTTATCAAAAATGAATTTCTGAACAACAGTAGAGCCCTTCGGGTCGCTCTTCAGCTTGCCAATAACCGCCTTAATGCCCTTATCCGCATCAATTGCGATCGTGCGAAAACTGCCATCCACAAAATCATCAGGATCTTTAACTCGAATGTGCACAAATTCCTCGGTTTCCTCAGGGTCCTTATGCGGTTTCGCAAAAAGACTATCAACAGCCATCCCGCAAAAAGGCGAAGGACACCGGCCTTCAGGCACGCCAGCAGCCACATGGCCAAACATGAAGTTCTGTTGCATAAAATCGTAGGGTTCATCCCCAAACTTGCCAGGCGTAAAAACATCCTCGCAGAAGTAAGCAACACTAACATCCTTTAATTTGCCTTCCATTATGCCTTCCAGAAATGGCTGATCACAGGCTTTCTTGAAGTAGTGACTATCACCAACGATTGCATTGACCCTAGGATCAAATTTAATATCCTCCGCCCTACCACGAATATCCGCCGGGTTAGTCACGAAAACCGTGTCAACATGCAGATACGCAACGATCCAGGCGCCTTCAAGCGTCCAAGCAGCCGCCTCCAACTCCTTAGCAGGTCTATAGCCCTTACCATCACCAAAAGGCAAAATACTTTCTCGTGTGAAAATCGTAGGCACAATAAGCTCAGTTTCAGTCTCACGAATAGGCCGTGAGGCGTCAAACTCAACCCGAACTACTCTTACTGTTCTCACTTTTCTTTTCCTCCACGTAACCAAGAAACAAACCTATTCCAGAGAGTCTCATCCGCTCCTGGACTAGCGGAAACAGAAGATTGCCCAAAAGATCCGCCGGGTTGCTGCTCCAGCTTCTTCAAACCCAAAACCACTTTACCAGCATCATTAGGCAAAGCCTCAAGATCCTGCTCACCGCGGACCTCGTCAAGCGTCATCCAGCCAGTTTTCAGATTGCGAGCTTGAGCCTGCTGCAACTCAACCGAAGCCTTAGTCTGCTCGCTCATTTCGAAAGCGCCAAGCCAAACGATCCGATAACCCCGCTGCACGTTCCACTTAAACCGGATTTGGCCACACTCAATAAGCGCATCAATAAGCTGGCGGATTGCTGGCTCATAACGCGACTGCGCGTCACTAATCAACTTGAAATATTCTCGCTCATTAACCTCAGAGCCCGTGAGAGCCCCTGCTTGAGCCCCACGGAGAATTGCCAAAGGCACACCGGAACCCGCGCTAATGTTTTCCATAATCGGCAAGTAGTAAGGTTCAGGGTCCAAAGCGCGGCCGGCAACACCCTTAAACTCAAGCTTTGTCTTCTCGTTATGCAGAAAATATGTCCGGGCCTGTAGGCTCTTAAACTGCTGACTGGCCTCGAGATCGTCAAGATCCTTCTTTTTGGCGCCTTCAATCTCCACGTCGGGAAAACCGCTGCCATAACGGAAAAGCGTCTGTCCAAGACCCCAACGAATGTTCCGCAGAACAGTCAAATCATCATACACGGGCTCTAAAACGCTCATGCCCTTGTACGGATGCTCAAGCAACCGCGTAGCACTATGAATTGCCCGGCTAAAATGCAACTTAATTTGCTGTCCACTAGTGCCACGCCTAAGCGTATACAAAACGGGCAAGCCAAACCTGGAGCTCTCAGGGTCTTTATCCTCATCGCTCGACTGCACGCTAAATTGCAGTGAACTGTAGGGCAGGAGCTCGCGGATCTCCTTAGGATTCTTCACAGGTTGCGCAGGGTCCTTGCCGTAGTCGACAACGGTCATTGCGATAATGGCCCAGCCGAACAGACGCTCATAAACAGCCATCTCCGTGAAAACAGGCTTCGCATTCAACTCATCCAGAACGCGCTGAACTTCATCATTAAATTTCGGGTTAGGCTTTTCCGCAATCTCTTCAACTCGGAACCAATTATCAAAAATGTCATGCGCAACCTGAAACACGATACGGTTAGCCACAGGCTCACGGCGAACCGCGAAAAGCAGATCCGCCTCATTCAACGCCATCCCGAAATCAGCTTGCCACGTGGCGCCGGCGCCGCGAATACCCCAAGTGTCT